CATCGCCTCTTGCACAGCATGTTTAGCCATTGCATCCAATGCATCTTGAGTTTGCTGGATTTTACCGTTTTTATCCAAGACTCCTTGCCCTTGTAAAGACTGCATTAACTTAGTTGAGCGACTTTTTTGCCATGATAAAAATCCTGTGTTGGTATAACCATTATTGGCATCTTTGTGACTACCAAACATTGCCTCATTTCTAAAATCAGTCTCTCGTCCAACTTGAGCTGTCATTACACGAGCTTGTTTATCGCCTAAGCCTGCATTTCGAAATGCCAGATACACTCGTAGCATATTTCGTGATTTTTCATCATTTCCAGCTAATAAAACAGCTTGTTTGGCAGCCTCTTTGGTTTGTTTTTCAACCTCTTTTGTTTGCTTTCTGGTAGACTCAGAAATGCTTTCTTGTAAGTCCTTGACTTCCTTCTGCTTCTTATACCAAGCCTCAAAAATTGCATATTCCTGACCAGTTAAACTTCTAGTGATCGGAATTTTATTGGTGGTATAAAACTCTGATGCTGCACGCGCCTTATCAAGACCCTTTTCACCACCACCAAATGCAGCGGTGTTTTTTATAAGAAAATCATTTTTCAGATTATCTTTGTTGGCATTGTCTCGTAACTTATTTAACTTTTCTTGTGCAGCGACTTGGTTATTTAATTCATTTGTTTCTCCTTGTTGAGCACCAAGTACAGTTTGATGTTGCTTTAGATACTCATTACGCAAGTCATTCTGTTTCTTTAGCTCCGCATTAGCCTGATTCAACGCAATTTTAGACTGATCCGTTTTAGTAGCATAATCCTGTAACCCCTTGATATTTTCAGCAGGAACTTTGGCAGTACTGTTGAACTTGCCCACAGCATCAGTTGCTGAAATTTGATTTAAAGAATATGCCTGGATTACCTTATTCAACGATTTAACTTGTTCTTCGCTACCACCATTTAACCGAATGAATTCCACTTGTGCTCTTAGTGAATCAAGCATTTGTGTTTTCATGTCAGTGAAATTTTGAGTAGCTACTTTTGTTAAGTTTGTTTGAATTGTTAATTGCTTAATTGATTTGGCCGTTACCTCAACATGTTGTCCAGAAGTAGCGTTTAAGAGTTTTAGAGCAATATTACCCTGCTCAATCTTATTTTTAGATTCTGCTACTGCACTAGAGAACTCAATGAGTTTATCAATTTGATTCTGACTAAAACGACCAGATGAAATCATCTTTTTTAAGAGATCACCTGCATCGCTTGCACCTGTAGCAATAGACTTAATAGCATTTTGATAATCTTCATAATCACTGCCAGATAATTTAAATAATTCCTTTTGGATATAAGCAAAACGTTTGATAGCTCCACTAGCATCATCAATTGCATCATTTTGCTGCTCAATCTCTTTGCGTAACCGCACACCCTCTGTTAATGCTTGCACAGTATTTAACTTTATGTACTTATCTGTTAAATCACTAACTGAGTCAGATTGTGTTGCAAGAGACTCTTTGACTTCATCCGAACTGCTGCTTAGTAAATAGAAAGATGCGGCTGTTGCTGCAATTGCTAAACCCATTGGGCTAAAAATCGCCATAAGCGCTGACTTTGCTAAAGCTAAACGGCTAGTAGCAACAGATTGCGCTGTTAAGGCTGCTGATAATCTAGATGAAGCTGCAGACTGTGCTGTTTCCGCAGCAGCAACCTCTAACGCAACTTGAGCTTGTAATCGTCCAAGCTGAGCCATTCGTGTGATGGTAGCCGTGCGACCTTGTTCAGTGATTTGGGCTTTTAAACGAACTTTTTCGAGTTCTATTTCGGCCATGATCTGAGCATGAGTAGCTTTGATGTTCGTTAGTGTCACCTGCGTACTTTGTGCTTCGGCAAGCGCAGATTCCACTTCAGCTTTTGCTGCTGCAATATTTGCATTACGTTCAGCAATTGTGGCAAACATTTGTTTGGTTGACGCAGCAATGCTCGCTTGTACAGCAACCGTTTTTGTTAAAACGGCTTTTGTCATTAAGCCAATACCTATGGCAAATGCACTGTCTGCAATTAAATTCAAATTATTTGCTAATAACTGAATCGATCCTGATAAAGCCTGTGCTGCTCCGCTTCCTTTACCAGCCTCTCCTACAAATTTAGTAATTTCATTATTAAGTAGAGTTAATGATTGACCAATTGTAATGTCAGTTTTAGCAAAAAGAGCATCAACTTCATCTTGGACATTTTTAAGTGCTTTAACGATTTCCTGTGAAGTGATTTTTCCTTCAGCAGCTACTGAACGTAATTCACCTACTGTAATACCCATACCTTTAGCAATTGCCTTTGCTAGTGCTGGGGTTTGTTCCATAACTGAGTTGAGTTCTTCACCACGTAATGTGCCGCTTGCTAAAGCCTGCCCAAATTGGACTAAAGCTGCATCAGCAGCTTCTGCGCTTGCACCACTGATCGCAACTGCTTTTGATACTGTTTCAGTTAGTCGAGCAGTGTCATCCATAGTGAGATTTAAGGTTTTGGCATTATCACTAAAGCGTTGGTAAACCTGTAAAACCGAATCCCAAGTAGAATAAGTTTTTTGAGCAATTCGGAAAGTGTCTTCCGTTGCTTTATTTAGTTCAACTTGATTATTAGTGACCAACTTAAGACGGTTTTGTAGTCCAGTATATGTATCCATCTTTGAAATGGCAGAACTTACTGTTACTAGCCCAGCCATATACCCAGCTAGTGCTCGAGTAGCTACAGATAAGCCATCCATAGACTTAGAAGCATAATCACCTTTACGCTCAATGCTATCCAGTTCATCGCCTAGATTACGCGCATTACGTTCAGCATTTTGCGAATCAATAACAATGACCAAACGGGATTCTTGTGCCATCTTTACTTTCCTCTAGGCATTAAAAAACCCACTCAAATGAGTGGGCTCTGTTTAAATTAAAAATAATTACTAAGCTGGGCAGTTAAACCAGTTCGGTCGTGCTAGAAATCTTTGTCCATTAGACATGGCTATCACCGAACAGTCTGCATCGATCAACGGCTCATTTTGTAGGTTCCTGAAATCCAACAATCTAGCAATATCTCGTGCTGCTTCATTCGCTTTCACTACTAAGTGTGAGTAATACGCGAACTTCTTCACATCAAGCATTTTTACAGCAAGCAGAACTGGAACGATTTCATCATTTTCTATGATGACTGCTTCAGTAAGTTTGCGAACCATCTCATAGGCGTCTTTATCAAATAAAGGATCTTGAGGTTTCTTTTCCTCTGGCTTTGCCTTTAAATCCATAACTTCTAAATAATGCTTAGCATCCTCAAAGTGAATAGCTCGTAATTCTCGGTAACTTGCTGAGTATTTAAAGTGATTCTTTAAACGACTCCACATTTGCACAATCAAATTTTTATTACCTTTTGCTCGTGTATGAACAATGTTGTAAAGAATGCCAGCTTGTTCTGGTGAGATAGTTTGTTTGCCATTTAATAACCACTCCATTGTGAGTGATCTATATGCACGAATTACCATTAAATGGAATTTTGCGGAAATCCACATTGCGTATGAGTAAACCAAATCCTCAACGACATAGGTGCCTCGGTTAGTTCCACCATTAATCACCTTTACGGCACTGTGAGAATTCTCACAGTGGTTATCTTTTTGATCAAAACTCATATTTGAGGATCGCTCAATTTCCTTGATTAACTCTTGAGTTTGATCATTACGAATAAAGTATGTTGGGCGATGTTTATCAGAACCGCCACTTGCTTTATGAAGATCATTCAAACAATACCGCCCATCTTCATCTTGACGAATAGTAAAGTCACCAATAACTAATGGCTTATTATTTGGATTTAAAAAGTTTTGTGTTAAATTAGACATGTTGTCTTTCCTGTAGATTGCGACTTCAATTAAGCCCGCTCGCCAAAGTCTGGGCTTTTTTGTTGTCTGTTAATTTCATGCTTTCACACCTTCAATTTCTTTACGCATATTTTTAATCGCTTGATTAATTACATAATTAACTGGTCTTTCATTCTCCTTCGCTATTTTCTTTAACCAATCATGAAGTTCATGCTCGATTCGCAAGTTGTATTGAATCTTGTGCCGTGGCTTAATTATATCCAACATATCAGACTCCTATTAATCGGGTATGAATAGCAGTATGATATTAATCGGGTAGTATTGTCAATACCCGATTAATAGAACTAATATGTATTGCAAATTTGCGGTATATGGTTTATTTCAATGAGTAAAAATGGCGGTCATCTTACGGTTCAATACAATCTGCGTTGGACAGAAGAACTGCGCGATAGAATCGCTGAAGAAGCAAAAAAGAATACTCGTTCTATGAATCAGGAAGTAATAGCTCGACTTGAAGATAGCTTTAAGCCGAAGACTCAAAGTGAATATAAAGACTTTTCAAAAAATATTAAAAATTATCCATTGGCTCTCTTATTGACAGCTACTATCGATATGGCACAAGAACAAGGATTTAGAGTGGTGCTAGAACCATTAGAAAAAAATTAATCTACTTCAATATAATTCCCACTATATGAAAAAAGCACCCTAGGGTGCTTTTTATACAAGGTATTATTTATTCTCATGGTAACGAAGAATGCTAGCTACTTTTTGAAATAAGTAGCCTGCAAGGAATCCATTAAATATAATACCAATTCCTGTAGCTATCATAACTCCAGACCAAACCGTCTCTTTACCATAGTAAGAAGCTACTTCAATTCGACCAAATGCAAGAATAAATAAAAAACCTGCGATAAAGCCGAGAGCTATTAACACCCACCCGATAGCATTACAAACTTCACTTTCTCTCATTGGTTTATATTGTGGTGCACTCATCTTAATCTACCTTATTAAAGTTTCTAATCACTTTGTATTTGATATCTTGGTTTGTAGCCTCAATGATTTCTAGAAGTGCGCCTTTATATCCAATTTCTTTTGATTGACTTAGATCATACTCAACATTGTTATTAAATGCTGGACGAGCTATATTGCTTGAAAACTCACGATAACCAATATTTATCTTATTACCAACTTTTCCGCTGTAAATTAAAGTTTGTTGGAACGAATCTTCATTAACTGATCCTTCAGTCTTGAAACTGACACCTGTCGCATCACCACACGACTTAGTATTGTAGATTGTTACAACACATAACCATCCCTTTTTATTGATCATTAAGACACTTGGTGGATCCGATAGTAGTTTTGCTCTAGCTCCTTCTGTATTTTTCTTAAGTTCGCGCAAAGAATAAAATTTATTTTCTTTGTCATGGCCAATTTGGGCATACTTACCAGCGAAAACTTTATATTGCATATTTAGATCATAATCAGACTGTATCACCATTACGTCTTGTTCAATGATCTTTCCTTGTGAAACTAAAGAATCCCCTACGTAAGCCGTATTTATAGAACCTATTGGCGGCTTACTAATATTTGCAGTTTTAGGAATATAATTACCAATTTGAGGAGTGGTACAACCCACTAACCCAAAACCGATTAATCCAGCAGCCAATATTTTTTTCATGAATTCACCGTTTGTTATAAAGTGTACTAACTTTAACAAACTGGTTACTAAATGTCACATAAAGCAAAACCACCCGAAGGTGGTTTAATTATTATTCATGTTCTTATTTAGTTCATGCCCTATTGATTCACCAACTTCTTTACCAGAATTGAATAGATATTCATAAGCTTTTGGTCCGACAAGAATAGCTAAAATTATTAAAACAACTATCCAGAAAACTTTTTTCATGTGTCACCTGTGGTTATCTTTAATATAAAAATGTATTAAGAATACAAATTATTAAATTCTTAAATGACAAAAATCAACCACAATTAACGACAAAAGTTTTTTTATAAAAGCTAATCACAGCCTCATAATCTCTTAAGAGAGTTTCCTTTGTATACACATTTGGTGAAAGCCTGAGTAATGCTGGCATATATTGCTTTTTATAAACATCAGGATAGGTCTTACACAATATTTCCCGCTTAACATTCAAAGCTACTTCCCGGTTCTCTAGAGCATCAAGCATCTTATTAATCTGCTGGCTAGATTGCATGAACTGCTCTTCAACTGATGGTGGAAGCGGTTTAGTTTCAGTTTGTTTAGCACAACTAACTAATAGAACCAAAGAAATAGTTAACCCCAAAGTATATAAAAGTTTTTCTAACATATAAGTATAAGATATAAATCATTGTAAATATTATATATTTTTAATAATTAATTTTCACTAACAGTATATTCCAGATATTAAAAAACCACCCGGAGGTGGTTCATTGCTATTAATTATTGCTAGTAAGCTTACTAAAAAGTAAATTAACAGCTTTTTATAAAACTATTTACATTGAACAGCATAATTCTTTTTGTAGAAATTAGATATACTTACAAAGTTTTTTAATAATATTTCTTTTGTATAATAATTGGGGTAATGCTTGAGTAAGACTGGCATATATTGATTCTTATAAACTTCCGGTAAGCGACTACATAAAATTTGTTGTTTACGAAAGAAGGGAATCTTTGGATCATCTAATTTATTTAATAGCCCCTCAATCTCTAGTTCTGCTTTCTCAATTTTTAACTTATAACTTGAATCTTGCTGTTTCTTATCTGCTTTTTTAGAGCAACTTATTAAAGAAACAGTCAAAAGACCTAAACCAAATGAATATAGAAGTTTACCCAACATATTAAGCCGTTATATACATCATTATTTACATTATATATTTCTATAATGAAAAATTCATTAAATTTAATAGCTATCTCATTGATAGCTATTTATTAGCTTTGCTTTTGGAAGAAATCTTTTTATGCGCCTCATCCATAAACAGGTTATCCAAAGCAAAAATACAGTCATTAAAAATATGAGCAGCCACGGGCAAATCATTATGCTCAGCATAGACATTGATAGCCTGCTGGTCTAATGATAACGGGATGCTCTGCTCATATCGTCTGGATCTGCATATAGTGCTAAATGCCGAAAGAATGGATTCAGCCGCATAAGAATATTCTGGTGGATCCGGAATACGACCACCTAAGAATTTGATTTGTTCGATTTCGTGCGACGTTTTCGACGCATACGCTTTTTGGTATTTGTAGAGCTCGATGACTTTCCCAGAATTAAAGCCTTGTCCTTGTCGGCTTCTTCCTGAATCTTCTGTGCCTGTTCTTTGATGAATAACCAGATTGAAATACCAATGTCACCTTGATTGAGAAGTTTTGAGGCATTCTCAGGTGTATAAGGTTTTTCGGACTCGACAGTTTTACCTTCCACCACTTCAGCAAACACCACACCCTTCCAATCTTCAATCAGGTGAGCAGCACATGCATCTAATAATAGTTCATGATATAGCTTAGCGTTTTCATCTTTTACCATCACATCATAGCCTTTGGATGTGATTTGGTTTCCTGCCTTCTCTAGTGCAACTTGAAAGGGCTTATAACCAATTCCCCGGATTTTAAACTCTGCCTGCCCACCTTCAGTTTCAAATGTGCACCATTGGGCAACATCCGAGCTTTTAATAATTCCGACTTTTAAAGCCATAGCAACCTCTGAAATTTTTGAAATAAAAAAGCCCATGGGATTCCATAGGCTTTGTTACTGATTAAGCTGATTACACAAGAGCACGTACAATCGTTGGAGCTGTACGAACTTGAGCAAAGTTAATGTCCACAGTAATGATGTCATCACCACCACCATCCGGGTGATTGGCTTCCATCACTTCTAATTGAGGGAAATTAAACGAGTATTTACTGCCTTTGCTGTCTTTAATATCAAAGGTCAGCGTAAACACATCTCGGGTTTTAATGGCATCGATCCATCCTGCTGCAGTAGAAGAGAACATGAATGAAGCATTTGCTTCGATATCCATCATCTTTTCAATGTAGAACTCTGGTGTGTATTTGCCGGACCCGATACAACGAATCGCTTCAAGATTGTTATTAATTGAAAGCGTAAGCGATTGCATGCACGCTTTACCTTGAATTGATTGACCATTAATAAGCAAGTTTTCCACGTTTGGCATACTGACCAATGGACGGGTTGAAGCCGCTATAGGATTAGTGACAGGATTGACTTGCTGACGGGTAAATGAGCTACCAACAAGTCCAAAGTTACCTGTGATTTTCCCAGTTGTTTGAATGGTGATTTCACCGGTATTTACCTGCACACCACGGTAGATAAACACCTGCCCAATATCTTCAAAAACTTTAACCAGCGTTAATGACTTACGTACGGTACCACCAATGGTTAAGCTGTTTGCTGCCCAGTTATTGAAAGCTAAAACACTTAAGAATAAATCAAAGGTACCAAGTGACAATTCAAACTCTAACTGACCAGCTACTTCAGCTTCTGTGACCACACCGCCTTGACGGTAGCGTGAATCCACCACTTCACTGCTTTCTTCAGTAGAGACATTTTCAGATAGGCCATCGGTTACACGGCGAACAGTGTACCAAACTGGATTTGCCGGGGTTATTCCTAAAACTGCTTCTTCACAAGCATATAATCGAATTTTTGC